AATGAGCAAGAGTTCTTATTCTGTAAGTTCCATTACTTGCCCGCCTCTACAGATTCGCCCCACTTTTTAAGTCTCTTGTACTCGCTTGGCTTTACGTGAATGGTTGGGGTCTCGCCGTCATCGTAGCCCTTAATCGCTGCGCTGCCCTCGTAGCCCTCCTCAATCCAGCCCAAGACCTGCCCCGCTGCCGTCGTTCTTAGCCAACCCCTGCGAGGGTTGCCGTTCGTGTCGTTTACTGTTGCGATTCTTACTAACATTTCTTTTCTCCTGTCTTAAGTCGGGAAGACTTTCTCCCCTAACTTGTGCCTTGCTAGGTCGTGAACCTGTGCCGACTATATCGGGGCAAGGCGGGGCTGTCTAGCCCTTGAAGTTAATGTCTACGATTTCAACCTTGGCGACGTGCTCAATGTCTAAGGTCCCTTGAATGACCGCGTTTACCTTGTCCCAGCCGTAGGCCTCATAAGCGGGGAAAGACTCTCGGCCTTGCTTGTCTGTAACTTTGAGCGCGATTCCTGTAGGTGTTGCCATTTCTTTTTTCTCCTGTCTTAAGTCATAAGGTGAGAACTTCCCGCCTTACCGCGCCCCCGCTAGGTCTTGAACCTGCGCCCGCTTAAGGTGCGGGGGCTGTGTTGCTATCCTCTGACTTTCTCCCCGCTTGGCAGGTGGATGGTGTAAGGGGTGTCCACGTCTAGGGTCTTTATCTCTGCAATGTAAGCGCGGTGAAATTCTGCAAACCGCATAAACTGTGAGAAACTTTCGAATTCCACAATTTTATTATATCCGTCGCCCTCGCGCTCGTCACGCTTTACGATGTAGAACTTAAGCATTTTTTTCTCCTGTCTTAAGACTTGGCCTAGTTGCCTCGTCTAGTGCCCCCGTCAGGTCTTGCACCTGTCGCCCTCTGTGAGGGGCGGGGGCTGCCCGCTATTCTTGAATCTCGAACTCTTGCTCGCAATTCTGGCACTTAGGGGCGCACAATTCGAACACCTTACGACTTAAGCGGATTTTTGCGTCACAGGCGCAGATTGCCACGAGGTTATTCTTATCGCGCCCTTTCTTGCCTGCTGCCTGCTCGGTGTCGGCTGTGAGGGCTAGGGCTGCCTCAATGAGTGCCAAGGCCTCGCCCCATCGCTCCGCGCATTCGTCGCTAACCTCGGTATTTGACCAGCCTATGCGCTTGGCCTGTGTGATTGTGAGGCCTAGGGCCTCGGCTGTCGCCTTGAATTTCTTGTTGTGATACCCGTCACCCGTTACACCTTGGATTCCATTCTGTAGGTCTAGGCTGTGCGCTGTCTCGTGTAGCAATGTGCCAAGGATTGCGCGGGCACCGCGTGAGAAATATTCCGCCGAGACCATAATCTCGTGAAATGAATCCTCACCAGAAACCCAAGGGCGGGCGTGAGTGAAGTGCCCCATCGTGTTACCTGTCTTGCGTGTCACTAGAATAGTGGCGCGGGGTGCGCCTGTCTTCTCTTGGATTAAGGCGTGTGCAGATTCTAGGGCCTCGGTGATTATTGAAAGATTCTCGGTCTTTTTTGTTGTTGTTTGCATTTCTTTCTTCTCCTGTCTTGTGGGGATTTCTCCCTTGTGTCTTAAGGGTAATGCCTCACGCCTTAAGGTGTCAAGCCTATTTGCAAAAAATCTTTTAAATGACTGGTCAAAGATTTTGGGGCAATCTGTCGAACAGGTGTTCGAACAGGTGCCCTCTGTCTTCCCCGTAATAGTTGAAGATTCAACTAGATTTCTGACCGACATCACCCCCCCAATATCTGCAGGGCAGACAGTCACCCCAACCCTAAAAGGGTTTGCGGTCTCAATCCTTGCCAAGATATTCACATTCTTAAAAGAATTCCAGACTTTAAGTCTAGTTAAGTCTTAAGAAGTAAGGCCAAGAAATAACAGTAACCCTAAGGTAGACCTTGAGAGTCTGCAGGCCACGAAAACCTGCGAAGGTTTGAGGGGGCGTTGATTAAATCTGTCGCTATTATATTATATATGGTCCCATTCTAAATATCTGTTATATTGTTACCCCCCTTCTGAACTGGGGTTTTATCCCCAGAGGGCAACTTTTTACCACTTAAGTAATAAATCTTGCGAACCTTACGTTCGCTTTTACGATTTGAACGGGTCTTCTATAGATGTAAAGATTATATATAATCTTTAACGGAGTTGCCTCCGTTTGCTCTACGGCAACTCCTTAATATATATAATATATATATAACTAATAGAATTTATGGGATAGGTCTACCGTTAATTGGGTAGTGTTAATATACCGATTGGAAGACCATAGAATTGCTGGACCTAGGATAGGGGCTGACACCTCTCGCAGAAAGTGGAATACCTAACCTAGGGTGAAAAGATACGCTAAAGGTGTAGGCTTGCATACCCACAAAATCAATAGTAGTGGGCGGACAGGGTTCGTATCCCGACTGGTCTGACGAGACCAACGTATCGAAGTAACTCTTCAGCATAGCCTCATAGTCAAATGGAGATGACGCCAGGTTACGTACCTGGAAGTATGGGTTCGATTCCCACTGAGGCGCTACTAAAGGAGAATAATGGGACGCAAGCCAGGAATCCAGAATATACCGAAGAAGGAAGCCCAAGAGAAGGTACTTATCCAACTCAGCCAGGGGGCAACTATTGTCTCGGCTATGTCTGCCGTAGGGCGAAATGACGTTACCTTCCGACAGTGGGTGATGGCAGACCCTGAGTTTAAAGAGCGAGCAGAAAAAGCCCGCCTTGAAGGCAAAGGCATCAAAGCAGACCTTGCCGACTTAAAGGATATTTCATTCCCAGACTTCTGTGAGCAGTTCTTAGACTCTAAGTTGTTTCCCCACCAGTTGAACTGGATGGACCTCATTGAGGGTAGGGAGCCTAGGTGGATGCCACCAGGTATGACCTACGAACCAGGCGAGGCTGACCGAGTACTTATCAACGTACCCCCAGAGCACGCCAAGTCTACGACTATCACCACCAACTACGTTTTGTACAAAATCGTGACCAACCCGAATCACCGAGTCATTATCGTCTCCAAGACCCAGGGTATGGCACGTAAGTTTCTTGGGGCAATCAAGACCCGACTTTCACACCCTGCTTATACCAAACTGCAAGTGGCCTTCGGCCCTAACGGCGGTTACAAGGCAGATGCTACCCAGTGGTCGGCAGATATGATTTACCTAGGCACAGGCCGTGACTCTGGCGAGAAGGACCCTACGGTCCAGGCCCTAGGTATGGGTTCTCAGATTTACGGTGCTCGTGCCGACTTAATTATTGTGGACGATGCCGTAATGGGCGCTAACGCCCACGAGTGGGAAAAGCAACTTGAGTGGCTTCAGAAAGAAGTTATCACTCGTCTTGGTAGACACGGTAAGTTAATTATCGTTGGAACCAGAGTGGCAGCAATTGACTTGTACAAGATGCTGCGGGACCCAGGGCAGTGGTCGGGTGGGGTAACCCCCTTTACCTACTGCGCTATGCCAGCAGTCTTGGAATTTGACGAAGACCCACTTAACTGGAAAACACTATGGCCCGAAACGGACCAGCAAGAAAATGCAAAGGACGATGCATTACCAAATGGAAATTTTCCCAAGTGGGACGGACCTTCTCTCTTTAAGCGTCGCTCTCAGGTCAGCCCGTCGGTTTGGGCTATGGTCTACCAACAAGAAGACGTACAAGAGGACTCCATCTTCTCACCAACCTGCGTCGCAGGAAGCGTCAACGGAATGCGTAAACGCGGACCTCTCAAAGCGGGGGTTGTAGGCCATCCGAAAAATACTGACAATGCTTACACCGTTATTGGCTTTGACCCTGCTATGTCAGGGGCTTCTGCTTTTGTGGCTGTTTCGTACAATCGAACAGACGGACGAATTTACGTTCTAGACTGCATCAATATGACAGAACCTACGCCAGCAAAAATTCAAGGCGTAATTGAAGAGTGGGTCGAGAAGTACCGCCCTCAAGAGTTCCGTGTAGAAATCAACGCACACCAGAAGGCATACTCTCTGGATGACAACCTAAGAAACTTTTTAGCCGCATATGGCTGCCAGTTGAACTCACACTTCACTGGTAAGAATAAGTGGGACACATCTTTTGGTGTGGCATCAATGGCAAGCCTCTTTGGCTCTGTCAGAGAAGGGCGCTTTCAAGATAACAACTTGATTGAGTTGCCAAGCAATGAAGGCTCAGAGGGAATCAAGACCCTCATCCAGGAACTTATTACCTGGAAGCCAGATACCAAAAACCCTACCGACTGCGTGATGGCACTCTGGTTTGCAATCATTCGCATACGCGAGTTAATGCAACAAAGTACCAGAGTCGGACAGTACCAATCAAACCGCTGGGCAACAAGAGCACAAATGTCCCAGCGTGGCTCAATTAATTTAGATGAAGAGTTCGCTTCACAATGGGCAGAACAATACGGATAGGAAACAATTATGCCAAAACCAGTAAATAACTCAGGTGGCTCACGTGTACCAAAGAAGCCTAGCAAGGGTTTAACAGCAGATGATTATATTTATGCAAGAGAAGTTGCTGGGCAGCCTGCAGGTAACCGACGTGGCGCTCTTAATAAATTTCAAGCACAGATAGATAAAAAATTTCTTGAAAAGAAATATCCTCATATTCGTAAGAAATATGATATTACAGGCGTAACTGTAGATACAACGTACAAAACATACGACGCATAAATAATTTTAATACTACGATAGGATAACAATGGCATTATCAATTGAACAGATTGCAGCGCGGGTTGACGCTTTGCGCTACCGCAACTCAGAACGTGATGCCCGCAATCTTGACGTGCTTGCAGTACGTAAAGGTAAGATTGCAGAAGTTTATCCTGACTTCTTTCCAGACGGCGTTGATGCTAACGTAGTTGCCAACTTTATTGACATTGTTGCTCGTGACCTTTCTGAGGTTATGGCTCCGTTGCCAGCAGTAAACTGCTCTGCAGCAAATGCAACAAATGACCGTGCACGTAGTTTTGCCGATAAGCGCACACGTATTGCGTCAAACTACTTTGCACACTCAGACCTAGCAGTACAGATGTACTCAGGCGCTGACTGGTACATTACCTACGGTTTCCTCCCATTCTTTATTGAGTTGGACGAGGAAGCGAAACTGCCACGCATCCGCATAGAAAATCCTATTGGGGCTTACCCAGAATTTGACCGCTATGGACGCTGTGTTGCATTCGCAAAACGCTACACAATGACACTGGGCGAACTCATCACACAGTTCCCTGAGTATGAATATCAGTTGCTTGGTGGTTACAACTACAAGCAAGACTTAAATGCTCAGATAGAAATGATTCGCTACTATGACAAAGACCAGTCAACTATCTATATCCCAAGCAAACAGAATCTAGTTCTTTCACAAGTAAAGAATCTATTGGGTAAGATGATGGTTGTAGTCGCACGTAAGCCATCTATTGATGGAGAACTACGTGGACAATTCGACGACATCCTAGGAATCCAACTACTACGCAACCGATTTGCATTGCTTGCGATGGAGGCCGCAGAGAAATCTGTACAGGCACCGATTGTATTGCCACAGGATGTTCAAGAACTGCAGTTGGGTGGAGACGCGGTTATCCGTACATCTAACCCAGCAGGCGTTCGTCGTGTAG